TAGCCATTTTGATTTATGTTAGATTAGCCACCAACACCAGCGCCCATATCGTTGGTGAGTCCATATTTCATCAAATATCTATTATCTTCTCTTGCTTTTGCTCTTGTAGCATTTGTCTTTTTTCCAGCAGCAATACCAGCATCAACTCCTGTAGATGTATTGACTCCCTGTGAAGGAGTTTTATTTTTCTTTCTTTTCCTTTTCTTTTTCTGAGGAGAGGTATTGGAAGATTTATTTCCTGTAGTTATACGATTATAAAGTGCTACGTAATTATCGTTACTTGATGCAGATGCAGGAGATGGCGCTGTTGAAACAGGAACAGCAGGATCGTTTTTGTCAAAGCTATAATCTTCTTTTGTCAGATACGTAGTTTCACTGAATGATAATGTCATTGTGATCGCAACAGGCATACCTGTTCCACCCTTTTCGGGCGAATTGTTATCAAATGATTCGTATGCTGCAAAACCTCTTGGTGCGTAATTAGTTTGTATACTCTTCAGAACACATGTTCCAATAGGAGGTATATTTGGATTTTCTTTTCCGCGATAAAAAAATTTCATATCAAACTCAGATGGTGGAATCAACATACCACTACCACCCAGTTCAGGAGATGCATGAAATTTGAACAATTCAATGATATTTAAAACTTGTTTTGATTCTTCTTCCGATCTAGGATAAAACATAAACTCAAATTGAAATTCACGAGGCTGTGGAGATGTATACAGAAGTTCAATCATTGGGTTCAAAACTTGCCCAAATGCAGCAAATAATCCTAGCTGACGAGTTGCAGGAGAGCCACCAAGCAGAGGCACTTTTTCTGCTATTGCTTGTGCAGCTAGATATCCAACGCCCGACTTAATTGCAGTGCCTGCCATTCCTTTAAAATCACCTGCTTTATACTTGGCTAATAGTTCTGGTCCAGCAGATAATGCTTGTCCTAAAAGTTCTTTACCGGGTTCTAGAGAAGAGTAATTTTGTTGTGTATCAAAGTTCAAAGTATCGGGCATATATAATACAATTGACTCATTTGTCAAGACGGTTCTGTTCATAATAGCAAAGGGGCTTTTATCTGTTATAAAAGTGCCTTTTTCTGGATTACCCTGTGACAATTTTTGAGAGATTGTATCTTTATCGTTAAATCTTTGAGCGCCACGTTTGGATGAACCAAAGTTGGTGTCTTTCTGTTCACGAATAAAAAATACCATGTAATGACCCCGTTCAGCACTACCCAAATCTTGAGGATAACGATAGAGTTTAAATTCACTGGTAGAAGTATCTAATAAATTAAAAGAATCTCTTCTGTTTTTCAAAATAGTAACATCGTTAAAAGAAACTGTGGCCATTTTTATTCCTATTGTTTATTGACTAGATACTATTTATGCCATACAAAGGTAAATTCACACCCCAAAATCCAAAAAAATACAAAGGAGATGCTACAAACATCATCTATAGATCATTGTGGGAAGTTCGTGTGATGAAATATTTAGATGAGCATCCAAATGTGGTATGGTGGGGTTCAGAAGAACTTCCTATACCATATCTCAATCCTATAGACCGAAGAAAGCACCGGTACTTTCCAGACTTTATCGCAAAGATTCGTAAATCAGATGGAAGCGTCATGACTTATATTATTGAAGTAAAGCCCGAAAAACAGACTATGCCTCCTACACAAAAACGCAAAACAAAAACGTTTTTGCAAGAAGCAGTAACTTATGAGATCAATCGTGCTAAATGGAAAGCAGCGGAAGAGTTCTGTAAAGACCACGGCTGGAAGTTTCAAATTTTGACTGAAAGAGACTTGGGCTTGAAATAATTGAGATAAATACTAGATGGCAAAAAGACTTATAGACAGAATCAAAGAATCCCTTGAAAAAGAGGGTCTAGAACCACGCACCAGAGCAGCAAGACAGTGGCTCAGAGTGAAAGCGCAAAACTTACGAGTTTCACGCACAAATCTCATGCGGGACAGACTGAGACTCAAAGACAAGTCTATAATTGGTCGTATGTATTTTTACTTTTATGATCCAAAACTGAAAGATATTTTACCGTATTATGATAGATTTCCATTGGTAATTCCAATCAGAAAACATCAAGATGGCTTCATAGGTCTAAATTTACATTACATTAGCCCAAAGCAAAGAATAATATTGCTTGACAAGCTTAGTATAATTCTGAATAACCATGAGTATGATGAGACAACAAGATTTAGAATTAGTTATAATTTTTTAAAAGCATCTACAAAAATGTTTGAAGCAAAGCCTTGCATAAAAAAATATCTATTCAAACACATAGAATCCAGATTTTTAGAGATAACCGCGGACGAATGGGACATAGCTGCATTATTACCAGTTGAATTTTTTGAAAAAGAAAAAAAGAACAAAGTTTGGATGGAATCACAGGAGCAATTTAGATGAGTTTTAATCCCAACGATTTTTTATCACATATCAACGGAAATAATGGTTTATCAAAACCTTCTAAATTTGAAGTACAGATAACTATTCCACTACCACTTGTTACTTCTACTGATGTTAGAATTGCAAATTTTGGTGAACTGTCTCGTTCACTGTCGTTGCAGTGTGAATCGGCAGAACTTCCTGGTAAAAATCTTGTTACTGACGATGTGAAGATATACGGTCCCACGTTCAAGCTGCCATATCAAACACAATATAATGATATCAGTTTAACTTTTTTGTGTTCTGGAAATTTTTATGAGCGGTCGTTGTTTGATTCTTGGTTAAACTTAATAATGCCAACAGACACCAATAATCTAAGGTTTCCTAAAGGTTCAAATATTACAGGATCAAATGGATATTTAACAGAAGTTTTAATTAAACAATATGATGATGTTGGAAATGAAATCTATAATGTAAAACTTATTGATGCATTTCCAATTGCTATTCAAGCACAAACACTGAATTGGTCAGACGATGGTTTTCATAGATTGACAGTTACATTTTCTTACTTGAGATATGTGACAGAAAGAAAGCCAGTTAAGTCTGGACAAAAGTATGTTTCCGATTTGTCTGATGTGGATTTAGAAACAGCAAAAATTTCTGGTGAAAACTATAAAGATAGACCAGATGAAGTTACAAGAGAATTGGTGAATCATCCTGCACCTGCTGGATACAAAGCCGTTGCAGCATTTGGTCGTTCAGATACAGCTAATCAAATTCCAGCTGGTGTTCCATTAGATTATCGTGGTGGGCATGATGGTGGTGATAATGCACAAGATCCAAATGTGCCAGGAAAAGATTATCTTGGTGGTCATGATGGCGGCAACAATGCACAAAATCCAAAAGCAGGAAAAAATTATGCTGGAGGTGGTGTTCTTTCTGGATTAGTTGCCGCAGCGGTAGGAGGTCTTGCACTTGGATTATTTGCAAATGCAAGACGAAACAGAGGTGGAGATCGTGGTCCAGCTGTTGGTCAGAATTATGCTAATAGAGGCATATCAACTCCGCCAGCAGGAAAACCTTACGGAGAACAGTAAACAAATTATTTTAACCTAAAGTGAGGAAATTATGTTACCTAAACTAGACGTACCTATTTTTGAAACTAAATTGATTTCAAATGATCAAGTTGTTAGATTCAGACCGTTTTTGGTAAAAGAGCAAAAACTATTTCTGATGACAAACGAAACAAACGATGCAAAAGAAATGATCAAAACTGTAAAGCAAGTTTTGAAAAATTGTATTCTTGATGAAATTGATGTGGACAACTTAGCCACTTTTGATCTGGAATATTTGTTCTTGAATCTGAGAGCAAGATCAGTGAGTGAAGTTTCTAATTTAAAATTTACATGTAATAACACAGTTGACAACAAAGAAAACGAAGAAGACAACAAGTGTGGAAACACTGTTGAAATTGATGTAAATCTTCTAGAAGTGGAATGTGTAAAAAATCCTGAGCATGTGAATAAAATTGAACTTACAGATAAGATTGGTATTATTATGAAATATCCAACTTTTAGTTCAATTAATCTTGATGATCTTAATTCAGAAAACATTGAGAAGATTGTTGAAGTAATTATTGGATGTATTGATTACATCTACGACAATGATCAAGTTTACTATGCTAAAGATACACCCAAAAACGAACTGACTGAATTTGTGGAAAATATGAAGCAGTCTGATCTTGAAAAGGTTTCAAAATTTTTCAATACTTTGCCTAAAATTAAGAAAGATTTGGATTTCAACTGCAAAAAATGTGGATATAAAGAAACGATTTCTTTGGAGGGAATGCAAAGTTTTTTCGCGTAGGATTTAGTCATGAGAGTCTATTGAATTATTATCACACAAACTTTGCACTAATGCAGCATCACAAATATAGTCTAACAGAATTGGACAATATGATGCCATGGGAAAGACAAATTTACATTGATTTGTTATTGAAACATTTAGAACAAGAAAGAGAAAAAATAAAAGAAGAACAACAAAGAGCCAAAAGTCGGAAATAAGCCTAAATGGATAAAAACAAAAAAATGGAAGAATTTGCTCGGAACCTTTTAGAAAAAGGTAAAGAGTCTGGAATGGTTTGGAACGGAGTTTTATGGGTACCTGCAGAGGGTAAAGATAAAACTTCGCCTAAATCTCCTAAACGCATTTTAACCGATTCTTATAAAACATCTAAAGAACCGATTTCAAAAGATGCTTCAAAAAATTTAATAA